GAGCCTTTACCTGTTCTTCGTTCAGGATTTCCCCGGATTCAGACAGGTTCTTCACGGCTGCGCTGACCGCTGCCGTGATAGTCGCCGCATGGGCGTCGGCATTGGCATTGTGCTTCTCGATCTCGGCCTTGACCAGCTTCATCAACGCCTGCACCTGAGGGTCAACGGTAATGCTGATATTGGCCTTGTTCGACACAGCAAGCAGCGCCGACAGCTCAATCTCAAAATCGCCGTTCACTTTCGTGGACGGGACCTCCACTCCGCGTGCATCCTGCATAATAAACAGGAGTGTTTCTGCATCGTCGTTCAGCCTGCCGTAAACGCCCACCTGATGCATGATGTACGTTTCATCCGCACCGGTGATCTGGATTTTTACCCGCCGAGCCGTCTCACCGCCGCTTTCAACGGTTTCGATGTCCAGCAATTTCAGGTCATGTGTTTCGCCGCTTACCCCGGTTTCCCCCGAGAGGTCTGCGTCAGCCGTACCGGTGCCGCTCACAGCGCGGGTGATTACCAGCGCACCACCGGAGAGAGATTCCGACAGCAGGGCGGCACCGGCGGCGGTGTAGTTAGATTTTTCCCAACTCACGTTGTCTGTCCTCCAATAACAATGTTTATCGCCGTGTGCGACCGTTCAACGGTGCCCGCCGTAAAGGCTCGTGCTTTCACTGCCTTTGCTTCAACGGCACCGGGCAGCGCCACGGCAACCTGCATTTTCGATCTTCCGACCGCACCGGCAACATACGCCTTTGCGCCGATTTCCCGCGGCTTGATCCTACCGGGGACCTTTACGGTGCAGGATGTCGCCATGCCGCAGGGTGCGGCGGCGATATAAGCGGGCGACCGTTCATGCGGTTCGACGATGTAGATGATGTGCTCAAGGTGAGCGGTACAGCGCCGGGCATAACCAAGGCGCTTTTCAATTTCTTCCGGTGTGTAGTAAATGACACCATCATCGGTAATGTCTACGTTCATTCGCCAGTAGCCCGGCTTTCCTCCGTAGTCATACCATTCACTTATCTTCACATTCGGATAAATCGAGGACAGCGCCTTTTGGACTGCCCACTCCGTTCCGCAGTACCGACGGACTTCCAGCGCAGTTTTGATGATCCTTCGCTTTGTTTCAATCGGATAGCTGGTGTCGTACCAGTCAACGCGGAACTGAACCGCAAGAATATCCAGAACCGCCTCATCTGCACGGTCAATATCCGTGTAGATTTTCAAGCGTTCGGCAGCTTCCAATTCCTTCTTGCGCCGCTCCCTGAAAACTGCATCAAGGATCTGTACCCATGGCTCTTTGGCAACATCAGGCGGTAGCCCTTCGACTAGGCCGACTTCGTGGAGTTCAATCATCTTCGATTCCTCCGTATGTCACCTTGCAGCTTCGGAGCTTTGCCACCTGAATTTCGGAGACGGTTGTTTCGACCGGTGTCAACAGACGTGGGCGTTTCGCACCAGCTTCCCGTACACGCATAATCAGCTCCGCCGGTTCGATGTCCCGGCCGATTTTTCTCTGCCAGGTTTCATACTCCTTCACAGCTGCTTCCACATTTTCCTGAATCGTCGATGCATTCTTGACATTGCTCAAGGCAATATGGTAAGTAAGCTCGATGTCATACGGGATTTCTTTCGGCGCATGGCAAAGAACCAGATCACCCATCGGGCGCTTTACCGTGTCGAAATATTCCTGCATTCCGGTACATTCTTCCCTTGTCGGAACTCTGCCTCCGGCCATCAGAAAGTAAATGTGGATCGTGTATCCTTCCTTGCAAACGATCTTCGTATCTGCCACATCGGACCGCCAGCTCGATGCAAAGTATTCATAGGCATCCACCGGACCGGCCACGGAGAAAATCGAAGGTGCATAGTTGATACGTCTGGTAAATGAATCGTCACCTTCCGTATCCGTACCGCCCGTGCTTGCCGAAACACTTTTTGCCCCGGACACATACGGGATAGGATCCACCAGCACATTGATTTCGCCTTCGGCAATCCCATCGCTGTTGCTTCCTGCCTCATCCGCCACGGCAACTACGTCCACGGTCAGTTCGCCGGGTAAGATCTCCGCATACTTTTCGGTTTTGAAATACCGTTTGTCTGCCGTTCTCACCTGTGTTCCTTCCGGGATTCCGGTTGCACTCGTTCTCGGCGCAGACAGTGTGAATCGAATAACCGCCGTGGCTTTTCCGGCTTCCAGGCGTTCCACTCCAACAAGCGGAGCAAGGTTGTCCAAATTCGGCCCCGTGCTCGTAGGCAGCAGTTCCGCTTTCAGACACGCCGTGCTGTACTCCATGTTGTGATGCGAACGATGTGCCAGTGTCAAAAGGACAAGCCGTGCTTCAGAACACCGTTCCAACGATACCTCACCGTTGAAAAGTTCTTTGTTGTACTTGCCAAACAGTGCCTTGCAATCGGCCACAGCTTCTTCCAGCGTTTCTTCGCCTTCAATGTCGATGTCCGGGATGTTCTCAAACTCTTTTATTTTAGACAAGCTCGTACACCACCTTTGGAATTACAACGCCATGCAGCACATCACTGTCCAGCCAGTCCACCCGCACCACTCTTGCCCGCGGCTCAAACGATGCGGTTTTCTCTGTTACCTCAGCCACATATAATCCCTTTGCCACCGGAAGTGGCTTATCGACAAATATGTTTGGATTGATTCCGAGTTCTCTGTCGCCCTCTTGGCTCCCGATTGGTGTGGAATACAGTGTGCGAAGGCACTTTGCAATGTCCTGCACTTCTTTTTGTTTTTCGCTGTCACCGGACAGCTCAACCACCGTGCTGCTGAAGTCGATCATATGTACTCCTTTATGGTCAGGCTCACCTTGCACTGCATCAAAAGCCCGTGTTTTATCACCGAATCCCAGCTGTCGCTTATTTCAGTGACCCGAAACTTGTTTTGCGATACCGGTGCAAACCCGATAATCAGGTAATGAATCTCTCCGTTCTCTGACATTTCTGTCAGACGGTTCAGCATCTTGCGAGGATTCACGCCGAGTGCTGCATCCAGAAGAATATCAAAGGTGTACTCTCTCAGTTTCGGTGATAAATACTCTGCTCGTGCTTTTCCTCCCAGAACTTCATGTTCCGCCCAGTTTGCGCCGGTCGTTCCCTTGAAGTTTGACGGGGTGAGCACACGCAGGTGTCCCACGGAGAAAATCACATCGCCGAAGATTCCAACATACATTCCAAAACCTCCTTACAGGGGTGCGGATGTTTTCTTGCCAAGGTTTCCGGTGTGCGTATGCGATACCAGCGATTTGCCGGACACAACAACATCGCCACCTCCGCCCTGGATGTTCACTGTTCCAGCGGTCGCATTGATGGTCGATGCCGTCATTTTCAATTCGCCGGATGCTGCAAGCGTGATCCCCGCCGGGGATGTCACCTTGATTTCTCCGCCCTCGCTGATGGTCACGGTTGCACCGCCTACCTGGATCTCAAGACTTTTTGCCTTCAGGATTTTCTTTCCGTCCACATAGTCGGTCAGTTCTTTGGCATTTGCATCAAACTTCCGATATGCCTTTCCCCGCGAGTTGGCATAGTCCTTTCGGTAGACTTTTTCCTTTCCTTCGGGCGGTTTATTCTTTTCATTCCAGACGGTGCCCACCACAACAGCATCCTCCGGGCTTTCTCCTGGATGCAGGACAAGCACAAGATCATCAACTTCCGGTGTCTGGTACTCGCCATTGGACAGAAACGGCACCATTTCCGTAACGGTGTCGTCCCTGTCTGGGTAAGTAACTTCGCACTTTCCAGCCTCATAGTCGATAGAACTCACATTGCCGAATCTCACTTCACTGCTCATGCGAAATCCTCCTTTTCCACTTTGCTGGCCTTGACCTGTGTTTTGTAGCCGCTGGATGGAGATATGCTGTGTTCCATCTGATCAACGAAATACTTTCCGTCCATCTTTCCATAGCCAACTAGGTTAAAGCACTGCGCTGAAGCGCCGGCCGGATAGCCCAACATCGTAAAACTGATCTGGGTTGCTCCGTGGTTGGCATTCTTGATGGCCGCTATCAGGCGGGCTTTTGCGTCTGCCTCGCTGCTTACCTTTCCAGTAAGTTTAAGCTGGCGTTCGTCCGTGCCCACCTTGACGTTGATATTGATTTTTTTCTGTTTGTTGGTGTAGGTATAAAGGCCGCCCGTGTATGTTCCAGTCAGCTTTGTGTTCCACTTGAAACTTCCCGGCTCTACGCACAGGGCCGTCGGATTTCCAACGGGCCGGCTCTCATATACCGTCCATACAGGATCTTTCGCCTTGTACTTTTCCCGGTCGTACACCCAGAGCTTTGAAGTGTAGACTTTGATAACCAGTGCATAGGTGCTGCACAGATCTTGCAGAAAGGCACTATCTGTTCCGTCCTGTTCCTTTGCATCAATGCCGTGGTCGTCTCCCTCAAACTTCAGCTCCAATTTGTAACGGCCTGCAATGGTTTCAGCGATTTTCTTTACGCTGGTGTTCTTCCATGTAAAGGTCCGGTTTCTCTCGCTGAAGCTGGTGTCGTTCGGCTTTGCCACGCCGCCCATCGTCAGCGAATCAGGTGCACCGGCAAAACTAAGATCATCCAGCACGAATGCCCCGCACTCGGCGCTGTAATCTCTGCAGCCGCTCTCAATGCCCCCGATATTCCAGTCCTTTACAACAATAGCCGGGTAGAGCTTCACGCCCTTTTCCGGCATCCAGTCATTTTTCCATTTGGCAGCTTTGGCATTGACTGTAATGCTCACACTGTCGCTTTTGGATTCAGCCACATCCGTGTACTTGAAACTTTCCAGATCAGGTGCGATTTCTTCCGAAATATCGGTTTTCTCGTAGGTCAGAAGAACCGCAGCCTGCCTTCCTTTGGGTCTCGCTGCTGTCAGTACCATCATGCACCTGCCTTCCAGGGCGGAAGGTCTCCGCTCTTTTCAGCCGGCAGAGCTGGTGTTGACAGCACCGTGCCGGAATCGAACCGGACGATATGGATATATCTGGGGTTGTTCTGCATCAGCCAATCGGCTTTCAGCTCGCTTCCGTACACGTTCAGGGCAATCAGATCCCAGGTGTCACCGGACTTTGTGGTGTAATCAAGTGCCATACTGCGTGCGCCTCTTTTCGCGTTCGTACCGTTCCACATACTCGCAGAACTTCTCGTAACCTTCGTCCATAATGGAACGTAGATCTTCGGCATTCATGCTGCCGTAGATGGTGAAGTTTGGTGCATAAACATATGTGTTTCCGCTGGAACTCGTATAGGTACGCTGGTAGCTGTTGCTCGATCCACCGCGCTGGTTCCCGGTGCTGCCACCAGAAGCATCTTCGCTCCCGCCGATGGGCTTCAGCTCTACTTCCTGCTGGTAGTTCTGAAGGTCTGCCAGCATCGACAGATTTTGCCTTGTCAGTTCGCTGTTTCCAGCCGTCGGGAAGAAGTTTACATTGCTCAGGTCGTAGTTGTCGGGGTTTGCAGCGTATTCCAGCTTTGCCTTTTCCGCATCTGCTCCCCGGATAAACCGGATTGCCTTCTGAGTATTTTCGTTTGCAAGAACAGACTTGGCACCGGCAATCACTTTCCCGATTCCGGTGTTCAGCAGCTGTTGGGCTTTGCCCTGGTCATCCGACACGGTAGGTGTCGGCATTGCCGCCAGAGTTTCCAGCCCATCTACTGCATAGTTGGCGATCTCCGTGATACGGCTGAACGCCACACCAGCGTCGGACCCCAGTACCAATGCCGCTGCAACAGGCTGAACCATAGTGTCAAAACTTTGAGCCACCTGGTTGTAATACTGCTGGCGACGTGCTCTGTTGAAGTCGATCAGGTTAGAATCTTCTTCTGTAAAACCACCGTCCGCGAACATCTTCGGCTTTCTGCCGGGCAACCCCAGCAGATCACCCAGACCAACGCCCAGCAGCTTACCAGCGGTCAGCCAGGTATCAATGTTCTTTTCACGAACGCCGCGCCGGAAGCTGATAACGGCTTCCGGGCCAGCCTCACCAGCAATAGACGGTCCCTGCGTCATGCCGCCGTTGGCAAATGCCGGGACAGACACGGGTGACAGGTTGAATCCGAACGACTTACCGCCGATCACCGGAACCGGAATGCCGAACAGCGTTTCCGGTATTGTGAGCTGAATTTTGTTCAGCGCCCCAATGATGAAGTTGACCGCTTTCACGCCGATGGTTGCAACCTGCTTCAGGAAGCCGATGATGCCCAGAATCACAGGCTCTACCACAGGAAGCACCTTACCCACCAGATCCACCGCCACCTTGATGGCGTTGACCAGTGTGGTGCCTACCAGGCTTACCACCGTAGACAGCAGCGGCATGACCGCCGGAATGCCTTCATTCACGATAAAGCCGAAGATCTCAGTCAGCACCGGCTTGATGTGGTTTACTCCCAGATCTACAATCTGAGAGAACACACCGGCGAACGATTCAATCAACGGCATAACCGTCTGGATGGCAGGGGTCATAGCTCCGAACACGTCACCCAGATTTAGCCCTCCGATACTGAAGCCGGATAGCTTTTCCTGGATGCTCTGCAAGCCCTCCGGGGTGGTGAGTTGCCCGAACACCTGCTTCACGGTGTCGCCGATACCCGCTATCTTTCCGGTGAATTTGTCAAAGACGGCAAGCCCGCCTTCGCCAAATACTGTTCCGACGATGTTGCGGATGTCCTCGAAGTGATCTCCCAGCAGTGAAACCGCCGCAACGATCGTACCGATACCGGTAATAACGGGGCCGAATGTGCCA